TCTTATTAAGAGTTTTTTAATTTCAATATCAATTTTTTGATAAGTTTCTCTATCTAATTTTTTTAAATTTTCGTTATCAATTTGCATTTCTTTTCCGTCCTCTTTTAAATTCCATTTGATAATAAAAAAATTCAATAAAATTAAGCTTTTTTCTACTCTTTTTTTATCACCTAAATTTTCAAATAATTCCTGCATATCGGGCCATGCAATCGACCCTTTAATTTCCACAAATTCATTATCCTCCAACTCTATCTTTACAACTTTATTTAATTCTTCCTCTTTGATAAATCTTGACATATTTAATTATTAATTAATAAGAACTTACTGAATTAACCAAGAATAATCTAGCACTCCAATTCTTCTTTTGTGCTCCAGAAACTGAATCAATATAAGAAGTAAAGGGCATTTCTTGCATTAGTATATCATCTTCACTAGCGGATGGAAAGAAAGATCCAATACGAGTATCCGCAAAATCAATTTGTAAATATGGTTTTTCGCTTGCGTCTCTTCCGACAACGGCAGTTGCTCCGTATAATCCAAGATTCTCATTCGCAATTGCGGCAGTGAATTGTTCAGCTCCTGTACTCACAGCTGCTGCATCTATATTTGTCAAAGCATTAACGGCTGCCGCTATAAGAGTACCTGTATTCTTAGAGGCGGTTGTGTTTGCTAGACTAATTAGAATATTTTTTCCTGAAAGACTAGCTGCAAGATTATCATCTGCTGCAATTACAATTGTTACATTATAATCATTGCCCGCCTTGCCCGCTGTCGCACATTCGACATAAAATCCTGTTCCAGTTCCATATACGCTCCTTGCTTTAGTTGCGGCATTCGCTTCAATTGCTGTCTCCCCTTGAAGCAAGAACCTCATTGCTATTTTTTCATTGTTTATCGCTTTATCAAGCTTTGATTGTGAGTCATAGAATTTTGAAATTTTCCCTTCTGCAAAATAACCTTTATTCAATACATCGCCTGCATATCTAGCAGATTGAGTAATGCCTGCAAAAAACTTTGCCTCTGTTTCGTTATTAAATTCAATTGAAAATTCTTCAACATTCTCAGCTGTTGTATTATCAATGTCATCGCCAGTATATAATGCTGTGCCGCCCAAATATGTTATTTCGAGGTCTTGGCTATAAGTTGCTGTTGCTCTCTTGATAACTACCATATCATCAACATCAAGCTGAACGTCGATTGTTGCAGTGGTCAATTGGGTTTCTGAATCTACGCTAGTTATTGCCAATTCTTTGATTGTTGTGAATCCATCAGCTTTATCAATTACAATAATTGTATCACCAGCAACAAGTCCACTTGTCTGATCTACAAGCAATGTAGTCCCCGAACTTGCGGCGGTAGTGACACGAGCAGAAACAAACGCCTTTCTTGGCATTATTGTGGCTGTGCATTTTAGAAGGTTGTCTGCTGGCTCGATTGCCAATTTACTAATTTGACAACCATAAAATCTATGCACCCATGGCGCATCAGCAGGTTGAATATCTATAGTGTAAGTTAATGGTGTATCACCTACATTGAAAACATGTCTGAATGCAACTGATGCTGTCAGAGTAGCTGTGGTTGGCGCACCAAAAAGTGAACGTAAGAAATGACCAATAGTTTTTGGTTCAATATAGAACTCTAAATCCCCTTCCATTTCAATCATAGAGGGGACACTTCTTACGTTCCGTTGGCGTTCGCCTGCGATTGTTTGGACAGGTTGAATTTTAAAATCTGGCACAATAGATTCTGATAGAATCCCAAACCAAGTTGTTGGAGTTAATGCTGTGCCCGCAGTCGCTTCTTTTATAAGTGCTGCGTAACCAAAATTTGCATAGGGTGAGAAATTTGCCATGATATTTTATTGTTAATTATTTGATTTATCTTTTTTAGGAGGAGATGGTAGAATTTCTGAATTTTCCAGAGTAACAGTTTCCCTGCCATCCGGACTTATTACTTTTTTAAACTTTACTCCTTGAGATTCTATAATCTCGATTTTTTCATCATTCATATTTTTGTTGTTAAATTATATTATGATCGATTTGATATAAATTGCGCTGTTACCTCAACATCAGCCTGTATAATATAACTTCCATCTTGTGTTTTGTCGAAACTATAATTCACCGTCCCTATATCGTTGATGTGTACTGTATTGGTAAGTTGCCTATTGTCATGTAGTATTCCAAGGATTGTTGCTGCATCCGGTCTTCCCTTTGCACTATCTCTTTCACCAATTCTTTTAATGAAAGTTTCCACATGTGCTACTGTCGATTTATTTGTATCATTTGTGACAAACTTTTTTAGAGAATCTTTCACTACAATTCTAATTGTCAATTCATTCATCATTGTCTGTGTACCTCTATTTGTCATTGATTCACTAATCGGTATAACTTCAACGCACGGTAACTCTGCAAGTGCAGGAACTAAGTTCGGGCCATAGTATATATACTTATATGTATTGGCTGTTAGGCTAGCTGTAAGCAATGTTATTATTGCCTGTATTGCGTTGTGCATTTATTTTAATTTATTCTCTATATATTTTTCAAATATTTTTTCTGTTGATTCTATCATTTTATCTGTCCATCCAAGCATTTGTCTTTGTGGTAATTTGGCTGTGCCTAGTTGATGGTATGGATAATATTTTGTCTTATTACCAATTTCTAAAGTGTTTTTTGTTAATTTCTGTGTATTAAAAGCTGATTTCATTTTACCGCTTTTATTCAAAATTGCCCATGGATAATTTTTCTTTCTTGGTTTCCATCCTCCAAAATTTCCGCCACTACTTGCAAAATTATTTTTCGTTTCTTTATTTTGCATTGATTCAACCTGTTTTAATGGAACTGTAAAATCGGTAAAAATATTTTTTGCTTTATCTAAAAAAATTTTTAATTCTGTTTTATTTTGTAATTCAAAAGTTATATTCATTAAAACGTTTGATTAATTGTTATTTTTGCATTTGTGGGATCTGAATAAGATGAATCTGATGTTGTATCGTTTGGCAAGAAAGAAGGTAATCCCCCACTTGCTCTTGTTAACTCCTCACCAGCTTCGTCAAAAATACTAATCCCTGTTTTCCCTTCTTCCCCTAAAATTTGATTTAATAATCCAAAAGCTATATTTAATCTTTTTTCGCCATCTTTTGGTGTATCTTGTGCTTCAATTCCATAATTATCCATTAGAAGTAATGCTGCCGCAACGTCTGTTGTAAGACTTTTGATTAATGAAGGGTATGAATTAACTAAAGATGTTTGAGTCAAACTGATTCCTTGCGTTGTAGCACCACTATCAATTGTCACATCATCATTCGCCTCTGTTAAATCAAGATTTCCTTTTGTTTTACTTATTATTGTTATGCTTGCACCAGTTTCGACAGCATTAAAATAAAAACTATCATTCCCAAATACCGCCACCCTGAATAATGCCGCTGCTTGTGCCGCTGTTAATCCATTACTTATAGCAATAGCATAAGCAACGCTATCAATTGTAATTGTCATTGTTGCACTTCCAGTCCCAGTTCCCGCAAAAGTCAAGGTGCTTGCTCTTCTATATGGCAAAGGCAAGCTATATTTAGCGCCAACATACCCATTAATATATCCAACCGCTGTATCGATTTTATTTTGCACAACGGAATCAGCTATATTTGTAGTATTATCTAATCCCGATATGTCCCTTACTGATGCGATTGTTGTATAACTCATTTATATATATTTATTTATTATTTGATACGCAATTGTTGAGATTATCGAGCCTAAGAAAAGGGCAATTGCTGAATATGTTGTATATTTAGCTACAAACACAAGTTTCCAATCCTCGATATTCCTGATTCGTAATTCGTGTTCACGATAAGACTCATCTAGTTTTTGCTTCATTTTATCGTGTTCATTTTTATTATCTTGGAATCCATTTTCAAAAAATTCTTTCAATAATTTAATTTCCGATAAAATTCGATCAATTTCTGCCATAGTATTAAATGTTGTTAAACCGCCGCAATCGCTCCATCATCAGATACAGGGACATATTCGACATACCATTTTACGTCTACATCGGTATTTGCGTTCCCTGTAAATAAGTGGCGGATATAATTAGTGAATCCTGTATTTGCTCCGACTCTTGTTCTAGTTTCCGTTAAATCTCCCACATAACCGGTTGTTGAACGGTCCGATACCGCCAAAGCCACAGAAGCGGAAGCCCCATTTTTATACAAAATATCACCAACAGCAGAACCTGAAGCATCTGTCGGTGCTAAACTATCTGTCAATTCAACTGTAGTGGCCCCATCAAAAAGACCGAGAGAATTGGCGGAAAAAGCACCTGAATCAGTGGCTTCTGTTATAATTCCCCATATCCTCAGAATATCCACTATACCCGTCACTTGAAAAATATTATCCGCTTGCGCACCATTACCGTTACAAGTATTTGTTTTTGTCATAATCAAGCCTGTTTCTTTTGTGCGAGCCAATAAATCATAAGGACTGTTTGCAGTTCTTGACGTGGGAATCTCAGGAATGAACATATTAGGTTGTAAATCCATGATTTTAATTGTTAATTTGTTAATAGTAGGGGTTAAAGGATTCGAACCTTAAGTTTACGGCGTATTAGGACCCGACGTTCTACCATTGAACTATACCCCAATTTAAGAGGGTTTTTACACCCTCTTATTTAATATTACCAAGTTGGAGCTGTTGCAGTAGATGTTTCACCAGAAATTGGTGCATCTGCTACAATTCTTTCCATCATATCATTTCCTGTTACAGAAAGACGTGATCTTGTCTCAGTTGTAGATTCAATAAAGTTAAAGAATCTTAATCCTAAGAATGTAGAAGGTTTAGTTTTAGTACCATATGTGGTAAACACATTTACTAATTTCCCTTCTGCATTATCATGGATAATTTTAAACAAAATATCTACGATTTCATTACAAGACATATTTGCTACATCTGGATATACATAATCTGTAGGTAAAATTGCTTTTGCAATTGATTGTATACGACCTAATAAATAACCTTGATTATCTTTATTTTTCTTTTCGTCGTATAATTCATTATTTTTGTGATAACTAAATAATCCGTTTAGTGAAGTTCCCGAAGGATCGGTAACAACTAAAGTATAATCAGAGTACGAAAATGGACCAGAGGCTTCTTTTCTTTTTACTGCAATTGATACTTTTTCTACTTTACCAGCTAATCCATTATTAAAAATTGCTGTACCACCACTAATTAACGATCCATTATTTAAATCAAATCCCATATTCTCTTTCATTTTATCTTTTTGGCTTATATTTTTGAAGTTTTAAAAGTTCTTCAAACTTATTGTAATTCCGATATGTTATTATACAAAAATCTTATCCCAATGAGAGATTAAATTTCCATTCTCGTCACTTTCTAATAAAATAATCTCCTTATTTTTTAGATGTAGGGGACGTGCTCCAACAGTTAAACTTTCAGATGGTTTAAAGTTAGCAATTGTTTTATTATCTTTACGATATAAATAAGCAATAGCATCACTTTGAGCACATACAATTGAAGCTAATTTACCAGCAAGGTCGAGACCTCTTGCAGTCATTTCTTTACCTTCACTTTCAATTACTTTTTCTTTTGTATGACCTGAAATAATTAATGTGTCACATAATTGTTCAACTTCATTTAAAATCATTTGAACAGCAGTCCTAAGAGGACCATAACCTGCACCATTTGGTAATGTTCTAACGTCGGTTCCTTGAAAATTACGACCCATTGGTGTATCTTTGTATAATTTTAAAGCAAGTTCTAATCCATAAGTATCCTCAAGAGCTGAAACAGTGTCTATAGAGATATATTTATACGAATAACTTCCTTTTTTGGTATTAGCTTCTTTAATTGAATCTATAACCATTTTTAGTGCACGTAAAGGACTAACTTTTTCTTTTGAAGCTAAGTCTAATACATTCACTTTTAATCCTCCTATAAAGCCAGAACCGTCTTCTAAATCAAGAATTAGATTATCTTCAAGTCTACTGAGTGCTTCACTCTTACCTGTTTTAGGTTGTGAAAATAATATAATTCTTTTTGGATTTAAACGAACTGCTTCTGTTGCTTTAGTTGGTAATTCTACCATAATTTAATTCTCCGACCGTCCATCCACTTTTAATTAGTTAAAATAATTACGATCTTACTTTGATGTTTTACGTATTTTTTATTTTTTTCTAATTTTTTGTAGTAAGTCTTTGACTTTTTGCATATTTTGCTGGTCTTTTGGTAAAGGTAACTCTTTAAAGTAATTTACTGCACCATCAAAATATAAAGGACAAATTGTCCCTGCTCCTCCATCACGAGATACCATAATTTCTAAAAATCTAATATTATCTTTAAATTCAGTAATATCATATCCATAGTAATCTGGTATTTCATTTCTAAAAGGACTAAAAATTCCTAAAGCTATATTCACATCCCTGATAGTCAGTTTATTATCTGCTAAATTTGCAGGTGATGGTTTCAAGCTTCCGGCTTTTTTATGTTCTAAATTCTCTCCAGCTAATGCTTGCTGTTGAATAATAATTGGAATATAATTAAATCTATTTCTCAATTTAATTAAATAATCTGAAGATAATACAGAAATGCTTTCATGTAATGATAACATTACATTATTTCTTTTCTCTGTAGAAATTAGACTAATATGATCAATAATAATCATTACATATTCATCAGGATCATTTGGTTGATAATAATCAACTGTTTTTGTTGTAACATTTGTCCCTGTTAAAGGGTCTTCAATTACAATATCTCTATAATGAACTGTACCATTAGCTAATGCATATTTCCTAACAAGATTGTACATTCCATAAGGATGTCTAATATCATCAATAAATTCTACAATTTCTTCAATTTTATCAAAATAAACTTTATATTTATCTAATATATCCAATATTTCTTCATCTAAGACATTATCTGCACGAGTTGATTTTAAATCTGCAGGACTAATTCTTATTCCTTCTTTAATATATAAAATATTAGCAAAACATGCTAACATTTTTTCTTCTTTTGACCATTTGTTATCGTAAAGGCTCTTTATCCTTTACTTCTATAGCTTCATATATACCTATAGCTCAGACTATATCTTCAGTACCGTGTACTGTTGGGATTTCGTGTTAAGATTATATTCTATTATTTGAACCAAACCTCAGTCGCCAAGGTCTCTGTCTATGCTACGAATGGTAAACTTAATTCTTCATTCTTCTAATGTTAAATAGACCGCTTAGGTTATTTCATCCTAAATTTAATTTCAATAATAGTTTCACTTATTAGTCGTTCGACCTTCTATAACCTTTTAAATTATAGCTTGGTACGGGATTATCCTCTCAGGACTTTCCCCGTTTAACCCAATTACGAGACATCTACAATTTATATTTCATAGATTCACAAATATAAGGATAAATTAAGTTTTTAAATAATTCTTTTGAATTATTTTTTATATAAATTCTATTATTTGATTGTAAACTACTTTCAATATTATATTTATTTTGTAAAAATATAATAAAGTTATTACAATCTTCAATAGAAAAGCAACAAGTTGACAACATGTATCCAGAATCACCTACTTTAGAACCGTCATCCATAAAATGAATAGCCATTGCTAAAGGTGTATAATATTCTTCAAGTAAATTAAAAGGAATGATTTTAATTTTTTCTTTATAAAATGAATTATATATAAAATTTAATTCACTATTTACTTTTAAATACATTGTGATGTCACTATATAGTTTTCCAGTTTTTTTATTTGGAACATTTCTATAGTTTTCTTTTACTCTTATTAGTTCATTAAAAAATGAACTTTTATATAATAAATAATCTTTTTGTTTTAATGAATGAGAACAGCTAAAGTATGGTCCAGTATCATGTTTAGTTCTTCTCATATACCCGTCTCCTAAAAGACATCCTATAATCAATTCTAAACGATCTTTAGATAATTTAACACCTTCTCTTTTTCTTAAACATTTTCTCTCTATTTTATGTATTTTAACTCTTGAATAATATATTACTTGAGGTGATACGTTAAATAGTTTTCCTATTTCAGAATCTTTTAATCCTTTATTTACAAAATTTTGTAAATCTTCCTTATCAATTTTAAACATATTTTATAATTTTTGTTGATTACAAAGATAAGTAAAAAATATGACAATTCCTAATAAATATGTATTTATTTTTATCTCAAGACTAAAATAAAAGATTTTTAATCTTACATTTAGACCTTCGTCAAGAATTTGTTGGACTGAGTTATATACAAATAACCAATCTGTTAATTGTGTTTTAGCCGCTTTTGCTGCAGCCGTAATCATATAAAATTTACCTTGTTCTATTCCAGGACATTCCTGTTCAAATCTTGGTAATCTCCATGGAATACAGTTCCTTTTACCTTCTAAAATACGATTTCTACGATTTCTTAATTGGTCATGAACTCTTCCAAACAAATCCGGTTTTAATCTTTCCTCTTCATTTTCTTCCTTCAAATTTGATTAAAAGTGTTTATGCCACACTTTGCAACACCCAAACTTTAATATTTCTATCACTATTAGGATTTCTAACATCTGTAGTATGACCATTTGACATTTCATCTAAAACTGTCAACATGTCTTCATCTGCTTGATGACCACCATCTTCTCCTGACGTATTAGTAGATAATAATCCAAAAGCATTACCATTTAATAAATTTCTTTGAACATATTGTTCAATACATTTTTTAAATAATGCTTTACGAATAGTAATAAAATCGTCCTCATCTAAATCAAAGAAATTATCAATATTTTGAATTTGTATATTGATGCCACTAATTTGTTTTACACCACAACTAATATTAGAATCTGTACGAGTAAATCTATTTTGTATAGTGCGTACAGTATTATCAAAATCTCTAAAAGTTACAACTCCAGTTTGAACTTGAATACTGCCTACAAGATCTCTTTCAGTTCTTCTAGGAGGTGGTGGGGGTGTGATTGGTGCTGCTGGTTGTGCATTTTCAGGTACAACTTCAAACAATCTTTTATGATAACGAACTCCTATATTATTATCATTTAATAATGAATAGAAATCTCTAGTTTCATCTGCGATTGGATAAATTTTACCTTCAGTTAATTTATAATTTTCAACATTAATACATCTTACATTCATTTCTTCTAGTTTTTTAATTTAAATTGTTAATTACTTCTTCATATTCTCTTAAGGTATACCCATCAATACCTTTTGTATCTAAATAGTGAGACACAGCATTAGTTGATGAATAACCATGTTGTGCTTTAGCATACATCACTACAACTTTTTTAATTGTAGTACAATATGTCAGTCTGATACAAGCATCTTCATCAATTAATTCTTTAATAATTCTTAAAATTGCTTCAAAAGTAGTTTTAGGAAATCTTGAAAGAGTTAATTGATGTATTTCTGTAACACTACGATTAGCGCCAGGTCTACATTGTATATTTGTACAAGATAAATTACTATAAGACGTAAATGCTTTATTTTTGAGAAACTCTCTAATAAAAGCTTTACGAGTTTTTGTTTCTGGTACTTCTGATGTTTTTACAAAAATCGGTGAAGTTTCATGAACAATTTTTATCATTTTTATTAATTTTGTTAATTTGTATTACTTTTTCTCTAATATTTTAGCTATTAAATCTTTAGCTCTTTTAGGTTGTTTATAAGATTTAATTCTTACTAAATCTTCTTCTGTAATCTGTTTTAAATTCTTAAATATTTCATCAATACTATCAATAGCAATAGGATCTTTAGATTTTCCTTTATTGATTCGTTCTAAATATCTATTATATCCAGAATAATTTTTATTTTCTGTTAGAAAACAACAATGATATTGAAATTGATTACTATATCCAATTGGTATTTTAGCAACACTTATTAATTTAAAATGTGTTTCTAGAAATTTAATTTGTGTTTCATAAGTTAAAGATACATTAAATGCTAACTTACCACTTTTCTTTAAAACTTCTTTAACATATTCAATTTTATCAGTACTTAACCAATTCATAATGTAATCTAAAGTGCATAATTTACAATTACCTGGATTAGAATTATAATAAAGATAGTTGTAACCAGATACAATTTGAGCATGACATCCTAAACTAGTTTTTTCAATATCTTTTACGTCTATTTTATTCATTTTATAAATTTTTTTAAATTTTCATCATATAAACTTCTTAATTTTGAATTTAGTAAGTCTAAATCAAGTTTATTTTTTTTAAAGAAATCTGTTTTATTTAAACGAAGATTTAATAATGGTATTACTACTTGTTTTTCGGTATAATAAGTAGTTTTTCGAAATTCTTCAAAATTTGTCATATTAATTTAAATTTGAAGACCACTCATCGTTAGGAAGATCTGCTTCATCTATAAAAGCAGAAAGTCTAGAGGATTCTCCATGTAGATCTTTTTTATAAATAAAATAGTCTGCATTTTGTAAGTATCGATAATCATTTAAGGATTTAAGATATGATTTAGAAGCTTTAATAATGTCTTCTTTTTTATAATCAGGGTTATCTTTCATCCATCTTAATAATTTCTCCTTACATCCGTTTTGAGAACCCATTGAACCAGGTTTTAATCCTTTCCAAAGATGTCTAAATTCATTTACAAATTGATCTATTTCTGGATCAATATGCTTTATTAATTTTTTAATTGATTTTCTAATATTAACTGAATCTAAATCCATTGTGTGCAATGAATCTATTAACAATTTTCCTTTTTTCTTAATTATAGGTATTTCTTCATTTTCTTCTAAAATTATTTTAATAAATTCTTTTTCTTCAAGAGATTTTAAATTATTATTCTTTACATCTATAGTAATATCTATATCTTGTAAAGAAATTAACGTTATAAATTCCTCAATTGAAAGATTTAATTCAGTTAACTTACTAATATCTAGTATGTAAACTTTTTTATTCATTAATTGTTTTTAGTTAATAAATGTTTAAATTATCTTCTTCTAAACTATTTTCGTTTAGAGATAATATAAAATCTTCTTCTAATTCTGGTGATACTAAACCAGTTCCTTTACAAAGACTGCAGGTTTTATATTCAAAACCTGCATCTTTTTTTGGAGTCATAGGAGTTTTACTTCCAAGACAAGAGGGACATTCTACTTTTTTAGACAAAATTAAATATTTTTATGTGGTCTAGCGGTAGATTTAACTAAGCCTTTATCATTTCTTTTAGCTGTTTGAGCAGAACCTTCACATACTGTACAAGAAGCTTTTTTACCTTCTTTTTGATGAACATTGTGCAATCTCATTCCTTTACCGTAAGTTTCATCTTGAAATTCAGAAACACATTTACATTTTAATACTTTAGTATTAGCCATATTTTTTATTTTTATTATTTAGAATATTTTTTAATAACCAATTAAGTATTTAAAATTGGTTGATTGATATTTGTTCTGAATGCAGTCCAAATAGCAGATCTTTCAGCTTTAGGTAATACTTCACCTTCTGAAATTAATTTCATTGCTTTTGAAAAAGCCACTTTTCTTGCTAATCTTTTATTTGGTAAATCTTTAGCAAATCTTTTAACTGTTTTAGTCATTAAGACTTCTTCACCTTGTTTAATTGTACATGTTGTACTATTACCAGCATAACCCCATTGAACTTTTGTGTTTCCTACTAACATAATTTAATTTATTTAATTGTTATTTAATTTATTTAATAATTTAATTGATAATATTGTTCTCTATTGCTTTTTTCTAAATCTTCATGATTAATTGCTAAATAATCACTAACATAATGAATACTCAAATCAGTATCAAATATTTCTTTAGCTTTTTCAACTATTAAAATAGGATTTGTAATTTGACATTCTTCAATAATAAGATCTATTATAAAACTGAATTCATTATAAGGTTTATTCATTATTAATAATTATTTGGTATTAATCTATCTATATTTAAAGGACATAATCCTAAATATTCTTTATTTTGAATAATTCCTAAAAAATAATAAGGTGTTTCTTTTTTTAAATTTCTATCAAATTTAAATTTTATTTCTTTTATTATAAAATTTTCACCAGTAGCCCATTTAATTTTATATGACTGATTTATTACAAAAGGTTTATTTTTTATAACTATTTCTTCAATACCTAAATGGCCTTCAATAATTTTTTTTAATTTTGAAACACTAAATTCATATTTTTTATTTTTATTATAAGGTATTACAATAAAATTATTCCAAATATCTTTTGTTAATTCATTTATCATATTAAAATAAAGTTAATTGGTGATATCGATCTATTTCATCAATAATTTTTTGTGTTGAAGATATATAATATTGATAATTAATTTTATATTCTTCCCAAGGTAGTTCTTTATACTCATTAAAAATAATTACTCCTTCTCCAACATTAACATGTTGCATTGTACCTACTCCATTTTTTTGTTTAAATAAATATGGTGCAGTTTTACTAAAATAATATCTATTTAACTGCTGTTGTGTTTCGGAATTCCACCAAACTGTAAAATCTTTAGCAATTTTATTAGATTTACAAAAATCATAAATATGTAATTTAGATTTTTCAGGATTAGATATAAATTCTTTAGGATCAATACCATTTACATAGTAAGCATCTAAAGCTTTTGAAATAACTAATTCATTACATGAATCACCTAAGGGAATTTCTCTTTGACCTTTTTCATTAAAAGGTAATTTGAAAAATCCTTTACGTTTTACACTAAGATCCTTAGTTACAGCAAGATAATTATTTACATTTTTATAAATAATCTTTTTATAATATTCATGCTCTAAATCTAATTGAAATTTTCTACATGTAATATCTAAAATATCTTTATATTGTTTTAACTGGTGTGTTGGAACTAAAACTTCGATACCGTCAGTATTAGCACTTACAACTTGCCATTTATTAATAATACACACTTCAATACATTTTGTTAAAATCAATTGACCAATAAGTCTTAATTTCATCGCACCTTCTGGATAATATAACCAACTATGTTGATTGTCTAATAATCCTGATGTTGAATTTAAAATCAATTTAAGAAATGTATCTTCAGCTTTATCTTTATTCTTTTTAGCAACTAATCTGTCAGTTTTCACTCCAAGATATTTGTTTAATACTTCTGGAAACCTGATACATAGATAGTTAATAATAAGATTTGGATATAGTGATGCAACGTCAGATGTTACAATTTGCGTGTCACCATCTGAATAATATTGTTCATTCTCATTAATAGAATGTAAACCTCCAATACCATATGTTAATCTAATAGAAGTATTATTAATATTTACTAATAATTCCTTACTAAATCCATCTTTAGAATTTAAAATTTCAGCAAATAGATTTTGAAAAATTGGTAATTTAAATCCTGGTTCAAAATTTTCAAGTACTTCATTTAAGTACATAGATCCTTTTGTAAATCGTTCTTTACGAACTTCATTAGGATTTTTACCAGTACTCCTACAATAATCTTTTAGGAGTACTTCAGAAGCAATCTTAGGTGCGTCATACGACCAACATTCAAGTTTATGATCATTAGTAATTTTAGCTCTAAGTTTAATATCTTCTTCTTTTTCTTTAGTCAACATTTCAAGAATACCTAAATCGTGAGTATAATTATAATATCGAAGTTTTGGTAAATCTTCAATCTTTAATATACTATCTGGCTTATATGGTAATTCTTGAACTACTGGATAACCTAATTGTATTCCCAATGCTTTTAATGATATTTTTTTAGACATTCTAAGCATTTTACTCCAATATGCAAATAAATCTATTGAAATATATTGCTTTTTAAACCATTTTGCTTTACGAACATCTTCATCATCAAAAACATCATTAATAATTTTATCTGAAAAGTATTTAAGATCCAAACATACATCAATAGCGTTTAAATGCTTGTATTTTGGATAATTAATTACTAAATGACTAAGAACAGGTTCATCATAATATATACCATTAAAAGTGATTAAAAATCCTTTAAATGTAGTCATATACTGATAAATCTGTTCTAATTCATTTCTTTCTTCAGATATTTCATAGAATGTTATTTCTTTTGTATTATAATCCTTCAAACCTAAGCAGAAGTAGTTTTTATAACACTCTATGTCCATCAAATCTTTCTTCATTCTATCATCTCCTCTCTTTTTTAAATTATATGTAATAATTTACATTTATTTACTTTCTTTTATTAAGTTCTTCTAATGCAATATTGAAATCATAATAATGTAAATGATTAGCTTCATATGGATTTAAATGTGGACAATTATATTGTTCTTCATTTGATATATAAAGATGATTGTAACCAGTATTTTGTGAAAAATAAGTTATAGTAGGTTTTGAAAATAATTTACCTTCTGAATTACAAATTCTCCACATAATTTCACCTTCAATCATTAAATGACCATCTTGTGTATAATAATTATAATTATTCATAATATAATTTATTTTACCATTCTCCAGAAGATCCTCCTCCAGAAAATCCACCATCTCCAAATCCTCCATCAAAACCTGATGAATCATTAGATGATGAACTTGAAGAAGAATCACTTCCAAACATTTCAGAAATTCCATATCCAATAGCCATTCCTAGACCGATATCTACTACTGAGTCTACAATGTCTCTTGAAGATGAATTTGAACTTGAATATTCTTCACGATAATTTCTTTGTTCAGAATAACTTAAATTACGATATTGACTACCTGTAATTCTTTGATGTGTTTTTATATGTACATACATAATTAATTGTTATTTACAAATTGTTCTAATTCTTTTTGATTTTTAATACCCCATAATAATAGTAATTCTGTCCAAGTATATTTAGATTCAGACATTTTCACATTATAATGTCCTCCCCATGAATTATATTCACTATGAGGAATATATCTAATTCTCCTCATTCCTCCACAAGTTCCTAAATAAGGTTTTAAATTTTTTCCATTATAATTAATTTTTAATGTTAATAAATGAAACATTAATATTTTAGGGGTTGTAGATTTGTAATATGTTTGAATTAATTCTAATAAATCATCAAAACTACGAACACTTTTATCACAATGAAGTTTTTCACATTCAATATCAAAATATGTTTTAGATGCATATCTATAATTTCCTGAATAGCTAGAAGTATTATAAAATAATTTTAAAAATTCTTTAATCGTTCTTGGTTTTTCAAATTTTACGTAAATAGCCATTATTTTTTAATATTTTTAATTAATATTCTATTGTGTTTATTACCGTCTCCAAAAAACACTACTTCTTGACCATCAATTGTTTCTAATTTGGTAATAGGATAGTTACGATTAAAATCAATATTTCCATTATTAGAATAATGACGTGGAGTACGAATAATATCACCAACTTTATAACCATTATATAAAATTTTAGCCCATCTATTTTCAAACACTATCCATTCATTTCCAGAATGTAGACTATTTGAAAATTTTGGTTTATTATCATAAGTCTTCACAATACCAGTAGTATAAACAGAAGTTTCTTTACCGTATATCGCATTTACAAATTGAGTACCAGGGGGATATAATCTTTCAGCTTTTTCTAATAAAGTTTCTTCCTTTTGAGGTTGAATAGATATTACATTTTTAACATCTTTATTTTGTAATTCTAACATATCTTTTAAAGATGAAGTAATAACTATAGGTTCTTCTTTAATTTCAGGTTTTGAAATTATTTCAGCCCATTTACCATAATAATAAAGACATCCTTTTCCTGATTCACCATAAATCATTTCAGGATTTATTTGTTGAAAAGATTGAACTACTACAGTATTTTGACTCTTAACACTTGAAGCAGAAAGATATGTAGTACCAACAGGATATAAACGTTTAGCTTTATCTAAATTAGATTCATTTTCAGGAATCTTAGGTTTAATAATATCTAATACTATTTCATCTTTTTTAAATTCTAAAACATGTTCTATTTTATCAATACCAATTCCGTAATCGTGAAATTGTTTAGTACAAGCACAAATATTACTTCTATCATTAGTGTATCTAAATCTTGATATAATCATTGTTCCAGCATTTGAAGCAATAGTTCCTAAACCTTTAATTTTATCACCAATTTGAAATACATTACCTTCATTATTTTGAACTTGGACAATAGTATTTTCAGCTTCATCCCCTATTAATACTTTAAAGAAAGGTAATGGTTCAAATACAGATTTTTCTTTTAAAACATATTTCTTAAATTGTTCAAAAGTGATTTCTTCACCAAAGTCAAATCCATATCTACCTTCTTTTCGAATTGATTTTCCTGGGTTATGACCTTTATTCAAATTATTTCCAATTTTAGTAATTCCTGTAAGATGACCAATAGGTAATTTATAATCACCTGTTACTTCTCTCCATTTAGTAACAATATCTTGATTTTCTTTTGTAACAATAATATGCCATATTTCAGGTAATACAAACTTTTCTTCAAGAACAACATCTAATACAATATATTCTTGATAATGTTCATAATCTCCTTTGTTAATCCAAGGACATTTTGTTTGTATTTCACTATTAATACTTATTTTAATTCTATCAGGTGAATGACTTTGAAATTCTTCAATTATTCCAATACTACCAATCGGAGTGTGTGATGCTCCACTATTTCCAGTAACTTTTATTTTATCACCAATTTTAAATTCTTTTTCCATTTTTCATAATTATTTAATTTATTAATTGTTTATTTTAGTTTCATAATCATATTGATATAAAATAAAAGAGGACCTGAGTCCCCTTCTATCTAACA